CACCGGCCAAGGTCTTGATAATCCCCATCGCTTCCCGTGTTCCCTCGTACATGCCGGAGTTATCAAGACCAGTAGCCATAAATAAGGCTCCATCCCTATTTCTGATTCCCATAATGCGTTTATGGTAAAATATAGGATAGCCTTTCATGTGAGACTGTCAACCGTTAAAAATTCACTTATAAGTTATCTTTTTCGACATTTTCTTTTGCCTTGTCGCTTTTTCTTCGTTCTTTTGTAAAAAGAAAAAATTCATCGTGGAATTCGAGATTATCAAGATAAAGCAACTGTCAGGCAAAAAGGCTCAGATATATTCTGTTATTCTCGGTCAAGAGGATCAGAGCGTTTTTGAACAATTTCTTCAGAACAACTATTCTGAATACCCAACCGAAATAGAAGATATCGTATCTAAATTGAAAATTATGGCTACAAAAACTGGGGCAGCCGAACATTTTTTCAAGCTAAACGAAGGGAAACCCGGTGATGGTGTCTGCGCCCTATTTGATAGTCCTGATAAAAAATTAAGAATCTATTGTATTCGATTTGCTAACGTTGCTATCGTTGTTGGAGGTGGAGGATACAAACCCAAAAACATTAGAGCTTATCAAGAAAGTTCTTCCTTAAAAAAAGAAGCTGAAACAATGGTTCGAATATCCAGAATCATATCAGAAGCCATCAAAAACAAGGATATACATCTTGATGATAACGGTTTTTTCTTAGGTAATTTAAAATTGAAGGAGGAATAAATATGAACAATACATCTATTTTGGATACAGTACTTGGCAATATAGACACGAAAAGAGCCAAGAACATGGAAAGACGTATGATGCTTGCCGTAAAAATAGCAGAAGGTATCAAAAGGAAAGGTCTATCCCAAAAGGAATTTGCCGAAAAAATGAGTAAACGTCCCTCTGAAATATCCAAATGGTTAAGAGGTGACCACAACTTTACAACCAGCACTCTTTTTGATATTGAAGATGTTTTGAATATCCATCTTATAGATATCAACGAATATTCTCATGCAGCTTGTCCGGCCTCGATATAATAAAAAAATGAATGGAACACCCCCTGCGGGAGTAACAATGATTAATGCACACGGTATCCTCCTTTTCGTAGGAGGGAAGGAATATTATTTATCGTATGACAGATACCCTTGGTTCAGAAATGCAAAAGTATCGGATGTATTGGACGTGACCATGCCGGACGAGGATTCGTTGCGTTGGGACGCAATTGATGTGGATCTTGAGATTGACAGCATAATCCATCCGGAGCGTTACCCAATTACTTTTCACTAGAAGACACCGCTCTGGTTATCGAGCAGACACTCTGAAGATCTTGACACATTTACAGAGAACAAAAACCGACCAGCCTCACGGTTCGTCGGTTTTTTTACAACCAAAATCACTATGACAAACGTTCTCTACGCAAAGTAATATATATCATACCGGGCTCATTCTTCGAACCCTTTTCTTTTTTCCCGTATCGAAATCGATTACCTCGACCCACTCGCCATGATTATCCCCGGATTCATCATCGTCCACGAGCAGTGATTTGTTCCGGTCGTTCACCAAGTAACCATGTTCCCGTAGCATGGACATGACAAGCGCCAGATCGCTGTCCAATGTCCGCTCATGCGTATACCCGAACGCCTCGTTACATAGCACAAGGAACATGAAGCTACTTTGCGTCACCGGCTCCGACCTACCCAAGTCTCGTTGTTTTCTTGAAGGGCTATTATCTCCTCTTCGCTTAACGGGCTCACAGCTTCCAAAGCTATGATAGTACGAGAAAAAGGGTTACAACCCAGACGAAAGAGGATAGCGTTCAAAAGGATATACAGGTCTTCCCATGTACAATTGTCTTTCAGTACCTCCCGGAACCAAGCGGGCATGTCCCCTTTCTTGTTATGGATACCCAAACATACGATCTCAAAGATCAACTCGTCATATTTCGCCATCAACTCCGACAGTACACTATCAAACGTAACATCCTTATGAGCCACGATAGCATCCTTGTCCGCCTTGTCAATCCGCAAGAGTAACGGCCGTATCCTAAACCCGGTCCTTACCGTGATCGGGGTGATAACGATACTATCACCAACGTTCTTACCCGCCGGGATCGTCTCCGGCTTGAACTCGAAAGGAATCACGACTGACCGACTTGTCACCACGTCGCTCTCAATCTGTAGTGCTCGCTTTACGCTCATGATTTTCCTCTAAAATATAAGAGCCCCGGCAAAAACCGAGGCTCTAGACAACCTAAACAAAAAACATCATTCCGTGTCTTCCGATACGGCCTTCACCGCCCTGCTATACGGGGACGCTTGTTTGCCAGCCGCAGATACCGGTGTCATGATCGTGGCCTTTACCAATAAGAGATCGCAATTCTCCTTATCCGGGGCTTGGCTGATCTTCCCGAACACAGAGCACTTGACAAAGACATATTCCGTGAACTTACCTTGGTACGGCAGGCTCTGTAGCCTGATCGTCTTCAATATCGAGGGCGTAGACAAGGGAGCCTCCCATTTATCACCGGAAACGGTTCCCCCGCAAAACATTTTCATCTCGTCGCTCGTAGGAGAAGGGATAGTGAACTCTATACTGGAAGGATCTCCTTTCCGACTCACCACCGCCCAAGGATCCTCATGTCCCATGGACGTAAAACTAAGCTCCTTGGCGTCCGAGAAATTGAACGTCACCGTATCCACGTCAACGCATTGGGTGAACTCGGTACCGGCCACGCCATCCCCGGGTTCCGCAACTCCTAAATACGCCACATCCAGCGCTAAACTTCTTTCCATATCACTAATCTAATTCTGTTATAACCTCTAATCTAATATTCGTACAATCGAAGCCATCCTTGGCCTCGCCCATAGGCTCAGACCAGACGATCCGAGATTTCCAATACATCCCCAACGGCGGCTTGATATCCCGCAACACGAACCTCACGCCTCGTACGGTCTCTATCATCAACTGTCGATCCGATACGCCTTTCGAGGGTCTCTTGACGAAGATATTGATATTTATCGATCCCTTGTTGACATAATCTTTCCCATTCAAGGCCAGAGAGCGGATCGTGATATGATTTCTTTTCTCGCCATCGCCGGATTGATCCTTATACAGGATAAAGCCCGTACTCGCCGGCTCAACCGCATTATATACGATATCCACTATATCAAACTGATCTGCCATGTTCAATATCCTTTCTCAGCGAGTTTATCAAATAACGTTCGACTCTGTTTCTTGATCCAATCCTCGGCATGTTCCGTGGCGACAGAGATAACATCCAGATTTTCGATTGCTTCCACATACTTGGCATAAGGCATAGCGGCTACACCAATCAATACCCAGCCATTCTTATAAAGGGGAAGTAATTCTGATACGAGCCTTTTAGCCTCTCTCAATCCCGTATGTTTATCGGTACCTTTCTCATCTGACAACTCGTAGTTCTCGGTCAATATATCGCCATCCTTAATGATCACATAGCCGATTGAACTACGAAGATTGCCGGTATGATTCTGATAGTTCCCTTTTTTTCGAGCGATCTTCACGAACTCTTCCCCGGCACGTTGCAATAACTTGTATATCCGCTCTTCCGCCCGATCCACATAGTAATCGAACCAACGCCCTACTTCCCTATCACTCCACATTGGAGTCAAACCACCTTTCCTTGCCATAAGCTACACATAGATTACAGAGTGAGTCTGAAACGGTTCCCAGCTAATGATATCCACATCGAGAGCGATACTATCAATCCGGATATGCTTCGCGTTTTCCACAGGACGGGCTTTGGTCGAAAACTCACCATGCACGATGAACTCTCTTCCATCGACGTTCCGCTTCAACTGCTGTCCACTATTGGACGGGTAGTATTGCCCAGTGACCTCTATTTCCGTCGGTTTACCGGCAACCCATTCCCCTTTGGCTAATTGGCAGGATTGAATCGTCACTATCGCTGTATGTGAATATCGCTTTACCATCTGTTTCTCGCCCTTCCTTTGGGTACCTCGATCTTATTGCCTATCAATTCCGCTTTCTCCGGTTCTCCTCCCTCCCGGTATAGTCGTTTCGCCGTAGCATCATACCATGCACGGGGATACGTGATGGAGAGCTTGTTTTCCGTGAAATCCGGCAGACCGCCGACCATGGAATAAAGGTCGGCGGCCACCAGCTTTTGTTTTTGGATATCGATCGTCTTACTATCTTCTGTACCTTCAAAACCGCGTCCCGGCAAAACGACGTTATCCAAAAAATCTTCACAGTCAGCCAGACCGGGATAAGCGAGTATCGTATCTCGAATCGTCTTAGCCATGATTGTTATTCTCCGTTTTCAGTATCCTGAATCGTTTGATCCTCCGGTTCGATGGTTTCACCCAAGAATGTCGCCGGGATATCATCCGTACCCTCGGTATCCTCGGAAGCGTTCCAATCCTTCCCATCCACTTTCATGATGAACATGGCATCCGGATCATTCACGACAGGAATAGCGTTCGCTTCCGCTTTCGTCCATTCCTTGAACGGTTCCAGCTCAGACCATTTGGTTACCAAGATCCAATCCTGCTTAACCATGAGAGCGATTTTCTGCAAGGTAGCAGAAGACTCGGCGGCGATCGGCCCATGCTGAATGTCACCCACCTTCAAATCCTCCAAGAAGCATACACGCTTACGCTCCCAAGGATTGATCGTCTTACGACGATGGGCACTATCCTCGATACGGACAGCCGGGTTCACGGTAATGATCTTCACCGGGATCTCCTGCTCGGCCAGATACTCGTTGATGAGATTCTTTGTCACCAATATCTTAGAGGACGAATTAACCCATGCCTTTAACGTGTCGAACGTAGATTTCTGTTTCTTCAGCAAAGAGAAATCAGCCACGTGCATTACAACGTAACGGATCGTCACCCCTTCGGCAGAAGCGGCCACAACCGTATCCTCAATATCCTGCAATCCATTGGCCGTTGTAGCGTTACTCCAGTCCGTAGTAGATTTACGCTGGTTCTTCTTCGGCATACCGCA